GTTATGCAAGCATCCTCACCGAGCTTGGCGCCGAGAAGGAATCCCTCGAGAAGGTAGCTTCTGAATACGTCGACTTCGACACAGAAGAGTACCTCAACAACCTCCCCGGTGGCACTATTGCCAAGGAATACCGTATGTCTAGCGCAGGTACTTTTGACCTGGGTGAAGACGATGGTAGCCTTCTGTACCGCACTGCTGCTTCAATTAACAGCGAGTTCGAAGATGCAGACTGGATCAACTTCGTTACTGCCGGTGCTGAGGTTTGGGTCGAAGACCAGAACCACCACCTGCTTGACAGCCAATTGAACACTCGTGAAGCTGCTGTTTTCTACGTAGAGAAGAAGACAATGCCACTCCTCGATGTCGTTAAGCGTGCAGCTATTATTGACAACTTCGTTGACAATGTAGAAATCTGCCGCAGAGCTAAGAAGGAAGGCAGCATATTCCGTGGAATCAAGTCTGCTAGTGCTCAGAAGATTTCAGCCGCTCTTATCGAAGAGAACATCAACGACTCATTCGGAGATGACCTTAACTGGTTGTAACATGAGTGAATCCTGGAATGGTTTTAGGGTTGTTGGAGCTGTCGAAGAAGAGACAGCAAGCACAACCAAGACACAGCACCCATTAGCTACGCAATTGCAAGAACTGCTTGCTGATGTTGCTCTTTTCTATCACACTGTTCATGAGTTCCACTGGAATGTAACCGGTCCGAACTTCTATGAATACCACAAGCTATTCGACGAAATAGTAAGCGATGTTTATGACAGCATCGACCCAATCGCGGAAAACATCCGCAAGCTTGGTGGCAAAACCAAGTATAAGATGAGTCAGCTGGTTCAGCTAGCCGAACTCACAGAAGTAGCTGGCCAGTCTAGCGATGCAAAAACCTTGACAAATGAGTTGGTTGAGCTAAACTCTAAACTCATTATTACTTTGATGAAAACATTCGATACGGCCAACAAGGCCAATCAACAAGGCATCGCTAATTTTATTGCTGAGCGCATTGACATGCATCAGAAGTGGGATTGGTTCCTCAGGGCTTCTGGTGAGTAATGGACAGCATTTCTGAGAACATTGGAAGAGTTGTGGCTATCCTTACAGCAATAACTAGCGAGCAAGAAGATCTAGCTTACGAGATGGTACTCGAAAGCGATCCTATCGAACTGTTCAGTTCTTTAACTGGTGTGTTGCTGAGCACAATGAATCAGCTATCAAGCCGTACTGGCATTAGCACCGACAAGTACATCAAAGACCTTGGAATGCTAGCTTATAGATCACAATGAGTAATTTTCAAGATTTACCCGAGGGCATTTCCATTAATAGAAGCATCAAAGAATTCTATTATGAACTTGAATACGAACTGATAGAAAAAGTCAAGTGCAACAGTTGCCACGTTGCCTACGAGAGCTTCCTCATGTCTAATGCCAGCAGGCATGAGGGACATATTAAATTGCAACCTTCTGATACGACGATATGGAAGAACTCGTTATCAAAAGACCGCAAAAAGGCTTTAAACAACCTAAAAGATACTTTAACTTTAAAGTTTGACAAACACAAGGAAAGGTGCAATAATGATTAGATATAGCACACAACCGGACAAGAATGCCAACGCCTTGACAGACAGTCCGACATCACCCAAGGTAACAACTGGTGATGTGCGGGGTCTTCTTGGGATCAAAGACGATGAGAAGTCTCAGACTCTGTTGGATCTTGATGCGGATGACAACAACGAATAAGGACAATAGTGACTGAGAAACTGGTTGAAAAAGACCCAGCAACACACATTGTAATCCCAGATACCCAAGCCAAGGACGGGGTCCCAACAGACCACCTCACATGGATCGGTAACTACATCGTGGAAGAATTCCACAACCAAGACGTAAAGATCATCCACCTCGGTGACCACGCTGACATGCCAGCTCTTTCTCTGTACGACAAGGGCAAGAAGAGCATGGAGGGGCGTCGTGTTAAGGCAGACATTGAAGCTGCCAACGAACACTGGCACATTCTGAACCAGCCGTTATACGACTATAACGATGCCAAGAGGAAAAGCAAGCATGCTACGTGGAATCCCGAGAGACATATTCTCCTCGGTAACCACGAAGACCGTATCACAAGAGCTACAGAAATGGATGCTCAGATAGACGGACTCTTCAGCACCGATGATCTTGACTACGAAAGAAGTGGTTGGAGAGTTAGTCCCTTTAAGAAAATTCTGTGGTTGGATGGAGTGGCTTATAGCCACTTTTTTTATAACCCAATGACAGGTAACCCATACGGTGGTACTATCGATGCTCGTTTGAAGAACATCGGCCACTCGTTTACCATGGGTCACCAGCAGACGTTTTTGTACGGCATGCGCTATGTCAATGGTGGCAGAGATGAGAACGATGCATTCTCACAGCATGGCCTTGTCGCTGGCGCTTGCTACCTGCACGACGAAAACTACAAGGGTCCACAGGGTAATGCCCACTTTAGAGGCATTGTCGTGAAGCATGGCGTGCATAACGGTAGTTATGACATCCAGCAGATCTCTCTTGACTCACTTTGCCGTAGATACGAAGGCATGAGCCTGGAACGGTTTAAAAAGCTCAAGTATCCGCATATGTAGTATATGGGTAATGTTCTCGATAAGCAGAGAAAGAACTTCCGCTGTGTCTTTAATCCTTATGTGACTAAAGACAACCGCGATGGCGTGATCCGCTCCATCCTGTCACAGTTCGAAGGCTATGAAGCCGATCCCGAGGTCACGGTACATGAAGATGGCTTCATTATCACTCTAACCGTTGGTCCTGATCTGTCGCCAATCATGGTAAGAGACAAAATCCTATGGAATCAATTCGTTGAGAGCGTAAGCGCTCAAGACGCTATCCGAAAGATCCAAATCCTCCGTTTGCCACAGGCAGGATTGATGGACTTCGGTGGTCGTGTAGAAGGGCAAGGCAGTGTTGGTGGTTTTGGCCCTGAAGTTGATCCTATTGTCGGTAATACTGGTGTGGATGAGAAACTTAATACGCCGTTGAACTACAAACCCAAATACCAGATCGATGCAGACCCAGGCGATAGCCTCGGTCACCACGCTAGTGTTAAATACGCAGATCCTACTGATCTTGGTTCAGAAGACCAGTCTTTTGTCCATGGTCTTACCCCAGCTGACCTTACCAGTGATGCGAACAGGCTAGAGACAGGCCCACAGGACCCTCTCGAGACCGGTGATCACAAATCACTGCCCAAGGTGTTCGCCAGCTTCAAGCGCATTGCTATCGACACGGATGCTGGCTCTGCTTTCACGCTTAATAAGCCAAATGGCTTCCAGAGCGTCAATGATCCACCAGATCAAGGCCCTCTGCACGAACGTGCAACTCCAGCTACCGGTATTGGTGGTGGAGCTCCTATCAGTGGTGCTAGCTGGTACGTAACCCAACCTGGCAATGAGCAAGGCACTGAATTGGGCGTAGAGCGCAACCGTGGGGATGCTTCTTCCGCTCCTCTAGGTGGCATTACGGCTTCTCTCTTCGAAGGTCCTTCAGAGCAGCAACTCAATGCTGCTATCAAGAATCAAACCGGTGGAGAAACTGGCGAAGAACAAAATGATGACAATATTAAGGGTGGCTATGGCGCCACTCTCAATGCTCTCGGCGTAGGTGGTCACCCAATGGGCGGTGCTACATACGGATCTTATTTTGGCATTAATGAAACATACGATTATCAAGGCGACATCGATGAGTACAACCTATAAGGTTTATCAGGCAGGACAAGAACCGATTAAGTACGTACCGGGAGATTTTGTCCTGGTGTCAACCAAGGGCATCCTCGCCAAGTTCATTAGATTTGGTCAGTTCATCCGCTACCACGGCAAGATGAAGCCATTCGCCCACTGGAATCACGCTGCGATGGTTATCGATGAAGATGGCACTATCGTTGAAGCTGTAGGCCGTGGAGTCATTACAAACAACATCAGTGAGTACACAAACGTAGAATACTACTACGTAACAACTAAGCTAAACAAGCAAAGCCGTGATCAAGCGGTCGCTGCCTGCAAGAGCTTTATTAAGGACAAGTATGGTTTCTTAACCATCTTGAGCATTGCATTGGAGCTGTTGACTGGCATTAAGATGCAGTTCACAAACAGCAACACCATGATTTGCAGTGCGGTAGTGGCACAGTCTCTATGGGCTGGCGGTGTAGTCTTTGACCGTAACCCATACCAGATGATGCCAGCAGATTTGGCTGCTTCTTTCAATATCTTGACAGAATTGCCAAATACTTGATTTTTTGCATTTTTTGCAATAAATTGAGAATATGAAGAAAGTAACAATTACCATCACATATGACGCTATGAACGCGCAGAGCGATGAGTTAGCAAGTCAAGAAATCAGCGAAACTGTTGCTGGACTCATGAATAGCTTGCGTACTCAAGTCAATGGCGTTCAAGTGGCTGTTAAATTTGTAAACAACAATAAGGAGAAAGACTAATGTCAAGTCCATTAAACACAACAACAACTAGAGCAACAGGTCGTGCTTTCGTTGCAGCTATCGTCGGTGCTTTGCTTGCTTGGGGTGCAACCAAGTGGGGTAAGTTTAACACCGGTACATTCGCTGCTTTGACGCCTATTGCTTCTGGTCTTTACTACACAGGTATTACTGCTTTGGAGAAGAAGTACCCTAACCTTGGTTGGTTGCTCGGTACACTTCCTCAGCCTAAGGCACCTGCTGTATTCCCTACGCCAGAGCCTACACCTGTGCCTACACCAGCACCAACTCCAGCACCTGCCGTAGCCAAGAAGGCCCCTGCCAAGAAGGCTGCTCCTAAGAAGAAGTAGTTCTTAGTCCCTGGTAGCTCAATTGGCAGAGCAACGCACTGTTAATGCGTGGGTTCCTGGTTCGAGT